TCGTTATAAAGCTTTGGAGTGTGTGTGTTTGAACGTATTTATTATTGTTTATGTCTGGTTTAATGTTTATATCGTGTTCAATTTTTGCACTTTTTCGCATTTTCTGGGTGAAAAATCAATAACTTCCCATTCAGAATCAAGAAAGTAAATTATTAGTGATTTTAATGCAGTAATAATTATAAATATCGGAGATATGTATTCAGTCGTTCTTGTCAAAGTATGGATTGTCCGTTATTTTCATCCCACAGTATTCTTGTGGTTCTTTGGAGTAATCGACTGGTTTATGTATACCGGCTTCTTTAGCATTCTCTAATAAGAATTGGAAGTTATCCCAGAATTCAGTTTTATGCCCGATAGATTTCGTCATTATATGTGACATTTCGTGAATGGCGACAAATGTCAGGGTATTTTCATCTATAAGATTGTCATTATTTCCTTTGTTTTTATTTAAGCAGAATGCTATTTTTTCGCCTTTGTTTTCACTGTATGCGGTATATTTGCTAGTAGGTAATGTTTCTTTGATGACCGTTTTTTTGAAACCTTTACAAAGTCGTTTGACATTATCATTGTCGGGATATTTTTGTTCCACGTATTTTGCGAGTTGTTGGCATTTTTCGGTAACTTTCGCCAATAAATCAGCGGCATCTTTAATTTTGCTTCTTTCACGAACGCAATACTTATTTCCGTCGTGTTGAGAAACAATACATTTTAAATCAAACTCATTATAGTTTTCAAAATAGTAATATAGGGAACCTAATATAACCATTCCTAACATGAAATAGCTAAATGTATCATTATTATTCATTTTATATTATAATTAGATTTTAGAAAATTATAATATATTTTAACAATGTATTTTCAATATACACATAATCAACTTATATGAAATATCTAAATGTATTATAATATTTAGATATTATATAATGGCAAAACATATCAAAACAAATAAAATAAAAAAACGAAAAGCGGCGAAAAAAACGTTGCGTAAAACCAAACGTATCCGCCAAAAAGGAAAGAAACAATCTGGTGGATTTTTTAATCCTTTTGAAACTAAAGCACAAAAAGAATGGAAAAAATTTATAAATAGTCCTGACGAACAAGTAAAAATGAAACAAAACAAAGCTAATACACAATGTAATAAAATAATAAATGCTACTTTTAATCCATATGAATCAAATCCATATGAATCAAATATATCAAATATTCAATCCAAATTACATGGAAAAGAAGCAGTCGCAAAAACCATTGTGACAGATGCAAAACAATATTGGAACAACGCTTTAAATGGGAATGATGACGAAAAAAAAAAATATAGACCATATTTCGGTAGATCTGCCAATATGTTTAATAGTAGTAATCCATTGATCAAAATTTGTATAACGGAGAAGCATATTGAAGGAGCACCAATGCTACAAGGTGATAACGGCATAGATAATGATGTTATATTGATACCTTTTGAGGAAAAATACCAATTTAAAAAATATCAGTCGAAGTCCCAATCACAACAAAAAAATACAGTTAAAAATTCAATAGATCCATTCAAAGAGTTTGAGAACGATATTCGACAAAAATATAATTATAATAACAAATCAGTTCCAAAATTTGAGGACAAAGAAAACTATTATATAGAGGATAATGATAATTTTTGTTTCAAAACTTACAGTAATATAAAATTCCAAGATGACAATTATAAAAATAATAAATATTTTATTATATTTGAACCGAAGGGGAATACTAATCACATTTACAAAAGTTTAGATGAACTTCCAGCAAACCAAATAGATGAATTTGTAGAAATAACTGGAAAAAATATTAAAGTATTGAGAAAAAAACCTTGGCCCATTGATTCTTGTAATTAATTAAACCCATAACTAAATATAATACAATAATTATTATATTTATCATTATAAAATTTAAGCACCAATATCAAGTGGTTTACGCATATTGTCTCCGCAATCAATAGTGCTCTGGTTCCATGGTCCAATGTCTTGTTTTGAGATGACAGGGTCTGGACGTAATTGTTGGTTAGCATTACGCAAGCATTGGCTTTCTGTACCAATATGGTATCCAGCTTGTAAAAGATCAGGGGCAGCAACACCCTTTGTTTTATCGACGGAACTGGGGTTTAACGCAGACCATTGTGAGTTGGCATCAGTAGGTAAAAGATCTTCGGGAGATGCTACGTTAGAAGCACCGTTGGTGGATGATTCATTGGCACTGGGTTCAGCAGAATCCAAATTTTTTTCGTCTTCACCTTGAGTAATGTTTGATGAACTTGTTTGCATAGCATAGTTAGACATGCTATCCATGACACCAAACTTGTTGTTACCGTATGAGTATAACATGAAGCCTAACACAAATAAGGCAGCAAACATGATAATACGTTCTGTTGTAAAGAATTTTGAGAAACCGCTTTGTATTTCTTTTAACATTATATATAAACATTGGATAAATTATTTTGTAAATTACATTAATAATCAAATAGAGAACACCATGCGCCGACCCACAATTTATAAAACATCTAAATTTTAATAAATAAAATTATTCGTCCATGGACCTATCCCTCGTCCTAATGTCGCAAAAATACACTAAATCTATTGTTCTAAAGATGCGATTTCTTCGTCACTATCACTATCATCGATAGATTCTAACATGTATGTATTTTTAATATTTCGTGCTTCTAAATAAGATGCAAGTGCCAAATCTTTCGCGATCTTCGCCTTTTTGCGTGCGTCTTTATACATTTTATAATAGACATCTTTGCGTTCGTTGATTTGTACTTCTTCTTGACTTTCTAAATCATCAAAATTCAATTCAAGTTCTTTCAAATTTTCACTAAATAAATGTGTATCAGTATTTTCAGCGATTAATTCAGAAGATTGAGGTTCAGGTTCCCGATTTTCAGTTTCAGATTCCTTTTCTTCGTCAAACATTAAAGTGTCGTCATCATTATTTATTTCATTATCATCTGTAATAACTTCTGTGTTATTTTCGTGATTTTCCAATGAATTTGCTAAAATATCATTATCAATTTCTACCGGCATAGGAATTATTGTATTTTCTGATACATCTGTATTCTCTATTTTATCCACAATATTTGACTCATCAATTGTATCTGGAGTGTTTTCATTTACTACAATATTATTATCTTCAGAAACAATCATTTCAGGAACGGGGTTTACTTCTAAATCATCAGAAGCATTATTCTCCTCTTTTGGGGATGCATTTGATTTTGATTTTGTCAATAGACATTTTGAGAACATGTTCATGACTTCCATTTTCAACATTTGTTTTACTTCAATAGCAATCTGGAAGCTGCGTGCCGAACATTTAATACCTTGTATCTCTAAAATGGTGCCGAGTTGGGTATCTTCGTTGATACTTTCGATGGAGACCTCATTTTCTTGCTCGTCGTAAATATTAATTTGTGGTTTTCCTAAAACGGAAGGAATACTGGAACGTACTAAATAATATTTACCGGATTTGAATAATTTAGTTGGAGGAGTAAAATAATTTTCAATGTCACTTAACTCCAAGTCTCCTTCAAACCATTCATTACGATTATCATAAATGTATTTTTGACAATAGGATTCAATCTTTTCTAAAAATTCCATAAAATCAACATTATTATTATTAAAACGGAGGTCAATATAATATTTGCGATTTGATTGGATAATACCTTGTCTTGAAAAACATTTTGGTGGTTGTATATAAACAGGTTCATTATTGATACTAAAACGGATAAAATATGAACCACCACTACGTGCAACGGGATTTGCTAATTTTAATTTGTCAACCGGAAAGTTATTACACTCCCAAATTTGAGAACTCATAATATAAAATACAATTATTTTTCATTTGTTTCTATAACGCATATATCGTTTAATTTTTATTTTTTTAATCTATTTTTATGCTAATATAGCCCAAATAAATCATATAAGCATGAATTTTCGTGAATTAATCATTCAATCATTTCAAGATGAAACGATACGTAAAGATATTAAAGATATAACTAAACCATTAATGGAATGGATATACAATGAAGTTCATATATATCTAGTAATAATTTGCGTATATTGTATATTGATTTTCATCATTTTAATTATCATATTGCGATATATGTATATCATGTCACATATTCCACTACATTTAGAACAAATGAATAATATAATAATATAAAAATATAATGAATGGAACACTAATGGAACAAAAAAACATTATTGAGAATATAAAAAAATGGAACGAATTGGATAATCAGAATCGTTTATTAATGGAAAAGCAAAAACAAATTCGAGAACATAAAAATGTATTAACGAAAAATATTTGTAATTATTTGAAACAAACGAATGGTTCAACAATCACAATCATGGACGACAAAATCAAGTATATAGAACGTAAAGAGTATTCACCATTAACATTTACATATATTCAAGAATGTCTTCATAAGGTATTAACAAATGAAGAACATATTAAAATAATAATGAAAGTATTAAAGGACAATAGAAATGTAAAACATATAGAAGAATTAAAGCGAGTTTGATGTAAAATAGTAATTTGTGTATATAATATATATTATTATATAGACGATATTATGGAAAGATTACAAAATTTAGGATGTCCGTTAGGATTATGTATGAATGGGAATGGAAATGATAATATGTATGGGGGATATCAAAAAATACGTACAAATGAGGATAGAACTCCATGCATTATTCACAATGATTTTTTTGATAAATTATTATTATTAACAACGCATAATTCGGAACTAAATATGAAAGAAATGAAGGAAATTATTACATTGTCAAAAACATTTAAGATCGTTCCAAAAGGCAATAAAAATAATGCCAAAACAAGAAAAGCGAGATAATTATGCGATTATGAGATAATCAATGCGATAGTAGACAAAGCTTGAGCTATTACAATTGTTTTTGACGCATTTGTAATGGGATAAATATCACCAAACCCGAGTAAACATCCAGTTGAAATGGAAAAATACAGGCGATTAAATAATTTTTGAAAGATGGAAGGTTTAATTTGTTCTGGATTTAACTCCTGTTCTTCAACGCTTTTCTTGACATCTTGGGTAGTTTCATCTATTTTCATCTGTTTCTCAATATCATTTATTTTTGTTTCGTAATTTTCATAAACGACAAAAGGTTCAGTAGAAGCTCTTTCAACTTCTTTTTCTACCTCTTTTTTTAATAATTCATCTTTAATTGTTTCTTGTATTTTATTTAACCCACTGAAGTGTGAATCATCTAAAAAAATATATATCATAGTAAACAAAATACATAATGTGAATAACATGGTTATTTTATTTGTAGTTATTCTCCTTATTATGGTTTCGGTCATTTTGCCAAACATATTTATATAATATAAATATATTTATTAGACGGAATTCCATTTATTATAATTAAATGAACTAACATTACATTTACCTATATTGTCTTTCCAGTATTGCACTTTCTCTTCAATTTCTTTTTCTTCTTTTGTTAATGGAATAAAAGGTCCATTTTCGGACAATTTATCAAGAGCGCATTTTGGAGCTTCGGGTTTTGTGCCGTAACAATTCACACCGAAACGAATATTTGGGTTTCTCATATAACCTCCATTTACACCGGGGCGTCCACAAGCATTTTTATTTTTACCATTTGTTTGGAGTTTTTGCCATGTTTGTTTTTGTGTTGGGAAATAAGCCATTTGATTAGCAGACCAGCCATAATTACACCATTCAGCACCATTATTATATGCGTCTTCTATTTGGTCGTATGTTGCTAAATCAGCACCATATGCTTTACATACTGCTTGTGCGTCGTTGTATGTAAATGTATTGCCTGAAATATTGAATACTTCTTTCTTATCTGCGGGTTTGGGTTGTTCTGTATTCACAGTAGCGGCGGGTGTTTCAGCAATTGGTGTTACACGAAATAATTTATTCATGTCATCAAATAGAGATACATCAAACGCAATGTTGAAGAATTTTGCTGTTAATATAAATAATAGTAATAACCAGGCAACTGTTTCAATTAAAAATATAACAGTGGGTTTGGTGCCACCAGACATGGGTATTCTAAATAAATAAATGATTGTGTAAAACATGAGAATAAATCCAACTTGATATATTATAGAATAATCAGATTCAATGTAATCTTTTGTATCTTCCCAACGTTGTTTTAATACTTCTAATTGGGATTCCTCGTCTAAACTGTAATAAAATGTCACCAATATTATTAATAATATAATTGTCACCATAATATCTATAATATAGCTAATTGTTACATTGGTATCTGACTTACCACGGATGAATATTCCTAAAACAACATAAGCAACAATATATGTGAAAATAAAAGCTATAAATAAATTAATATTTGTAGTGGTGAAAATTTTGTCTTTCCAAATATTGGTCGTTGTAGTTGTAGTACTCTCATCAGTTGTGAGTTCCCCATTTTCACCGGATTCAACTACTTCTGTTTCTCCTTCAGGTGGAGTAGTGGTTTCTTCTTCAGGCGGAGTAGTGGTTTCTTCTTCAGGCGGAGTAGTTGTTTCTTCTTCAGGTGGAGTAGTTGTATCTTCTTCAGGCGGAGTACTTGTATCTTCTTCAGGCGGAGTAGTTGTATCTGGATCATTATATTCAAATATACTAAAAAAAGATTTCATTGTATTAATGTTATATATATAATAAAATTATTTTTTTCGGTAAAATAGACAATATGATTGATTTGTAATTAGATGTTTGGGTTCTGTTTGAGAAACAACATTATCATTAAATAAATACCATTTATTATTCGTTTTACGTATAAAGCATGTATAATGTCCTCCCATTACATTGCCACTATGATTACAAATACCAAAACAGTCATATAAGACATCTCCATTGTTATAGCAACTATATTTTCCCATATTCAAATTTTCCAAAGGAAAATCGATAACATTTTGTATTTTCCGTAAACCATTATGATAACGTTTTAAAACAATAGTTAATATATTCGGATATTTCCATAATTTATAACAACGTATTACTTCTTGCTTCTGTTGCGTTTCATCATTGAACCACATGTTGTCACCATTTAGTAATTCCATATTGAAGTATGCATCTAAACAACCATAAATATTATTAATAATTTTATTCTCAAATACAACAGGTAAATTCAGAGTGGAGAAAAATTCCGGACAACTGTTATTTATTTTACCATCTTTACCAACAATAAGGGATACTTGTATACCATTAAAGATATCTAATATTTCGGAATATTCTTTTTTATAAAATGTTTTTATCATTTCACAACAGCTATTGTTAACAATATTATCGGTTTTCTCATATGTTACATCAACAGACCGAGCGATAGATTTATGAAAACAATCAATGATAAACATGAAAAATTCATCACAGTCATTTTGGTCGAATCCCATAAAAATGGACTGATTCATTTTTTTAGCAACCTTTTGTAAAAAATGTAAAAATCTCTTGGGATTTACGACGCCATCGCCGGACCACATTACATTTTTCAAATTAATCCATTCTTTTGTTATAATGCTTTCGTTGCTATTACTCAAAGAAATATTGCTATCTAATAATAAATTTAATTCATAAATGTGACTTAAAATTTGCAAACATGTATTCATATAACATGTATTACCCATGTTATTTAAACCGGTAACTACAATTTGTTTATACTTTTCCATTACAAATGATATAAATATATCTTTATATACATTATTATACTGACTAAAATGGAAAATAATAATGATGACGATACAACAAGAGAACAATTAATACAACTATTAGGAGATTATATTAGAAACATGAATACAGATACACAAAGTATAAATAATCAGAATATACCTGTAAATAATTTCTATACAAGGCATCATAACAGAAATATTAATACGAATCGAGATAATAATATTGAATTGGAAGATTTTAGAAGATTGTTACAAAATTTAATTTTAAATTACAATAATAATATGTCATTATATCAAGACAATATAAGATCATTAACAAACATTTTACGATTATTATTAACTAGTACAAATAGTCGTCGACAAAATAATACATATTCAAACACGAGATATAATTCTCCATTTGATTTTGATTCTACACCATTTTCAAATACATTTGGAAGAAGTACAACACGTCAAACGAACACAGAAAGAAACGCGTGGCAAAGAATGAATAGCACATTTTTTACACCAAATAATATACGACAAGGTTTATTTACAAATGTTTTTGAAAATGTAATAGTGCGTCCAACACAACAACAAATAGAAAATGCAACACGTTTTATTACATATAATAGTGAAGTGCCAACAATAAATACAACATGTCCCATAACGATAGAAGAATTTGAGAATGATGAAATTTTAACACAAATAATACATTGTAGACACACATTTCGGACTTCTGCGATCAATAATTGGTTTAATTCCAGTGTGCGTTGCCCTGTATGTCGTTATGATATTCGCGATTATCGACCAAGTACCAATGATGTTTCTAATAATATACCGAATATTGTTGATAATTCAGATAATACAATACGTAACAATAGTCCGGTGAATACAACTTCTGTTACTGAAAGTGAAATAACTCCTGTCAATATAGAAAATGTATCAACTGACGATCTTATTAATCAAACAACAAATTATATACAAAGTATAATGACTAATTTATTAAACAGTCAGATTAATGAGAATGGAATAAATTCGCACATACTAACTTTAGAAATACCAATTACCACCTATTCAGACAATTCCACAAATGAATATCCAATTCAGGATCCAGAAATAGATGAAGTAGATTGATTTTGATTACACCGAATAAAAATCATATAAAAAATATTGTTTACATGATTTACAAATGAAGGCAATTACGTTATTTGTGACATAGTAAAGAAATCATTTACTTTCTTTTTTTCTTGAGATTTGGTTTTATTTGTGTTAATATTGGATATATTTTTAAACATCTTTGTTTTGTAAATCATATTTTGTGATGAATCACATATATTTGTGGTATACATTTGGTCTTTCAAATTAAATTTCAGTTCTGTTTGTTTATTTATTTTATTTTCAATGTCTTTTAGCGTTTTATCAAATAATAGTACTTTTATTTTTTTGGAACATTCTTTCTCACGTGCTTTCATGAAATTTTCGATATCGTCCTGATGAATATCCTGTAATTTTATTATCTCTTGACGATGCCGTTTTATCGCATTGTATTTTTTTTGCATATTCCAAATATCTTCAATTGCTAATCCAAATAATTGTTGTAATGGTTTCATCAACTGATTAGTAATATAATATGCGTAATCAATGGTTAAATTGTTCTGTGTAATGAATTCTGGCGTTTCTATTTTATCTCCAGTGAGAGCTTTTTTATCGGGATTGGTTATAAATACATATTTAATACGGTCACCAGGTTTGGGTTTATTACCTGGGTCTCGTTTACCAATCCTATCAGATAAAACCCAATGTCCTATTTGTTGTGGATTTTTATAATCACTACGTAATGCCTTTGTGATTGCTAATTTATCCATATGAACGTTTCCCTTAATTAATCGTTGTAATGAATTATTCAAAAATTCTATTGCGATCTTAACGTCTTTGGTCTGCATCAAAATATTAATAATTTCTCCATATGTATCTTTGAGATAATCACAAGAATCACGACGCTTGAGTGACAACCCCATATATTTTAAATATCCCTTGTTAGGGTCATCTTCATATAATGTGCCAACATAACGTTTTTTTGATAATAATACAAATGGCATGAACGTTTTTTCATATTCCAAATACATGGGTGGTTTTAAAAATGCGGAAGATAGTTTTTCTACTTCAAAAGACAATTCAATAGTCATTTCCAATGCTCGTTGACCGACTATTTTATTTCCCTCCAAATCTTCCAAATTGAATGTATAAAACACACTATCCGTATCTCCATAAATATATTCGGCACATGTTCGTACATTTTCGCCATTTTTTAAAGTAACAATACGATTTCCGTACATAGTTTCAATCATTCCACGAGCATATATAATCATTTGTCTACCTGTTGCTGTGGTTGATGCAGCAACATCTTTTTCATAAAACGTAGAAGTTCTAGCACCACATTGACCGTATAAAGAGTTGGCTGTAACCTTGTATCCCAATTGTCTTTTATCCAAAATATTCTTCATGAATGGATCGGGTTCCGTTTTAATTTTTTTTCGCGTGTCTTTACGTGCTTTTAATAATTCTTCCAAAATAGCAGGCATAATGGAACGTCCATTGTTAGGTAGTTGAGCCCAACGGCATATTTTCCTACCAACTTTTGTCTTTTCTGCTTTACTTTTTTCATTTTTTCTACGGTATTCATACAAGTCAAATTCTGTATTAATATATTGATATCCGGGCAAATTGTCGTATTTATATTGACCGTTGTCATCTTTTTCACCTGTTTCGCATTTTAAACTCCCATCCAAGTGATATTCTTTCGTCCATACTTTACTATCGTGACTATAATTCTGACTAATCATGGATGATGGATATAGCGAACTATAATCAACACAAGCCACGGGATTATCCATATACATGCTACACTTGGGTGGTAATACAATTGCTCCTTCATAGCCACCATCACTCGGACCCTTGTCTAAATCCGGCATGAGTGTATTTTTTTCACGACATTTTTTTGCTACATAACTAGTAAGTTTGATACCTTGCCCTCTAAATACCAAGAAACTAATAGGAACATTACAAATATTTGACATTTCTATGTATCCAGTAATTACGTCAATTTTTCGCATCAAATGATGGACCAAGTTACAATCCTGAATACAGTATTTTGCAACAATAGCACGATCACTATCATTACCATTTGTTAATCTAAAAATATCCTGTGGCGTTACATCATCCTTTGCAATGCCCCATTTCAACTTTTTTTTCGCTTCAAAATGATGATGTCCTTCAATCACAATAACATTGAATTTTTTTCCGTCTTTTTCTTTTTCGTAGATATCCATTACTTTAAATTTTTTTCCACCAGCATAATAATCGACAGTAAAAGTAACCAATTCCAAATGAATATAATCATTTTTATGCAGACCAGTTATATTACCGCTATATAACTCGGTGATTGGATTTCCAGATGAATCTTCACAGCATTCAACATATTTAATTGTATCACTAATATTTTCACCTGCAACATCATCTAATTTATACGATGACAAATTGAAATCACGGCGAAAATATGCGTACATATCTATTTGTAAGCGACCAGGTATATCATAAAATTTCAAATCATATTCTCCACTTGCAATAACAAGTTGTTTATTTTCAATAGTTTCAACATGTTGTCCTGTTTTATCTAATTTACCACATACGCCATGTCCCATACTACTTTTTAATCTAGACAATTCTAAAAATTTCCTGGAAATTTCATTTTCACGGGAACGACGAAACATAAATTCATAATCAAAACCAAATATATTGTATCCGATAATAATATCAGGATCTTCTTCTTGTATTAGTTTCGCCCATTCCAATAGAATATCTTTTTCATCTTTAACACAGTGTATATCAGCACCAGGAACATCGTCACAACCACCAACCACAAGACAGTTATTATAATATGGTTCAGTATCTCCATGTTTCATAAATGTTGAACCAATAAAAGTGACTTTATCACCTTCCAATTCTGGCAATAAACTACATAATACATGATCCATTATAGTAATTCTATCATCTCGTGTGTATTTTTTATCAAAATCTAGTATCTCCAATACTGAACTATCTCGAACTGATTTTTTATCTGTTACACTTTTATTCGTTGTTTTTTTTTCCAAAATACCTTCCGTATTGAATGATTGTTGATTAAAATCACAATCGGTATTGATTTCATCATTATCGTCGTCTAGAATTGTATTGGTAGAATTAATTGCTTGTTCTATGTATTCACGTTTACTATCCGTGACACTATTTAATATATCATTAATAGTCGCTGGTTTAGAATCATCATTATTTTTTGATTTTTTGTCGGAATCTTTTACTTTGAATAACGCTTTACATTTAATTTTTTCCAAAGCATCGTCTATATATTTTTTTTTAACTTCAGGTTTAGGTTTATTGGTATCTTTGTTTTTAAGATTAGGATCTTTCAAATACACAATATCGATATTTTCACATTTTCCAAAACTAAATGCAGCATATAATATGTTTTTCAAATAACTATATTTTTTATTATCATTTGTTAATGAGACCTGCTGTGTTTTGAAACCATCCACAATATTCATCGCCAATTTCTTATAACTTTTAATAGGAACAGGAAAATCGCCATGACTACTACTCGCTTCAATATCAAAACTACATATTTTAAAAGGAACATTGTCTTCCTTCTCATTTAATGGGATTAATTTATTTGAATCACATTCAAATTTATATTTGCAGTTAGTATCAAGCAAATCATTTGGTTTTGAATTTACCCTAACCCATCCAGTAGGACAAATCTCGTGAATATGAAAGAAACGTAAAAGGGGAGGAATATTACTTTCGTACAATTTATATTTCGTGAATTCATATACTTTATTTAATATTTCTATTTTTTTATCTTTTGACGTATTATAACGTGGTTTATTTTTATTATTATAAGTCCATAAATTTTTGACTTTGTTAAAAGATGCTTGACTTTTAAATGTAATTCGAACGAAATTTGATAATTTACCACTTGCGAAACCATATAGTTTGTGTTTTTCAACATACGAACATGTAAATGATTTATTAAAATATGACGACTTTTTTTCAGATGAATCAATTAAAGCGTTTCCAATTTGATTTTCCAAATTAGTTAGTTTTTTTGCATCAAATACATTATCAACTTCGATATAGAAGAATGGTTTAAAATTATTTACTTCTATGGAACACGTTTCTCCTTTTATATTTACTCCGAACATCATTATATTCATTTTAGTTTGGTCTCTTGTTTTATCTAACGTTTTGAATTCTTCTTCTGAAGGCTTATTAACAGAAACGCGAAAATCAAACAATCTGAATTCTCGTTCTACTTCTCTTTTCTTTATCATTTTTTGTCTGTTACCTTTCTTCGGTTTTACCTTTTTATTTTCCTCATTTTTGACTTGTTCGGTCATATTGTATTATATTTAATGTATGTTAATAAATATACTATATTTCAATTTTTATACTGTTTCTCATTCTCAATAATTTGTATCAAATTTACATACGAAACATCAAAAAATTGAATAAAAAAATAAAACATAACAATACATAAATAAAAACATTATACGTCCAAAATGAATGAATCTACAAATAATTTGTTAACTACAACCATATATCTAGAAAAATACAGACAATTAGACGTTGCTTGTATTTATTGTAAACAGGTATACAGGTTATTTTCAAAAAAGCAATTATCTTCCAATAATAATAAAACATTGTGCTGTAAAATGTGTAATATGGAATCCATGGTTCCGATTACGCCTGGTTCAACATTATATCACATGGAGGGTGATGAACGTAGGTATCAAATATTAAAATGGCATGAAGAATGGTTTACAGAATTATTTGACGAGCAAGAATATATTGATTATGAATATAAAAATACGGAATTATTATTTGACTAATATACGCGTATACACAGACAATAAACACAAAAATAAAAATATTTTTACATTGTGAGTATGCATTATCATGATATCATTTTAACAATTGTGATATCATGTGTATTTGTTATTACTAATCTAATTTATGTGATTTTTTCTTGTGTGATTTTTATTTTTTACTAGTTTTACCTTTTTTTGATTTTTTTGCGGATTTAGATGGTTTTTTACCACTTTTTCCGCGTTTACCTTTACCTTTAGAGACAGATTTTTTCATTGTTTTATTCTTCTTTGATTTAATTACCTTTAATTTAGGACTTTCGACATCTTTATTGAAAAATTTCGCCATTGTTTCTGGTTCTCGTTCATCGTTATAATATTCTATTTCGCCACGATTAATTTTGAAAAGTGTAGGATAACCCATAACGTTTATATTTTCATTATTGATTTCAGAATTTAATTCGTTGATTTTGTCGTGTTTAAATGGATCAGAATCTTCAATTTCAACTACTGATAATTTATCACTCAACAATGGTTTCATACTTTGCCATTTTGGTTTTAACATTTCACAGTGACCGCACCAATTAGCATAAATAAGGACTACTTTACTCATTATATATTGTTTATATATAATATATAGTGCTAATTTAAATGTATACTAAAATATTCTTCATCATATTTTTAATAATAACCTTTTTTTTGGGATTATATGTAACAGGGGTATTCAATATAAATACTATAAATAAAAAACAAGATATAGAAACATTTGAACCCACTCAAGATTGTCCTAATTTATTAGTTCGCAAAAACGATATATTATTAATGTACAATACAAATAAACCAATAATTGAAGGTGTTAATCCTATGCCATTCTACAATTTAGACGAATATATAAACTTTGTAAACATTCAACGTGAAAAAGGTATGCAATGTCCTATATTATTCTTACAACATGAGAATAACGCACAAGGAGAAGATGTATATCGTGCTCGTCCAAGTCCTTTTGATATGCAAGGTGGATTACAAACAGGTGTACCAAACATAACATACAAGGAAAATACAAATAAAATGTTGGTACCTTATTTAGACGCTTCTAAATCTAATCCTCCATATAATAAAAATCAATTTACTGGTTTTGACCCATACGGCCAACATATCGGACAAATAACAGAATTGGATCTCATCCATAAATCAACACAAAATGATCCCGAAAGCAAAAACCCAATGGACCCTAATTGGGGTGGTGTAATGCATACACAAGAAGCTGTAAAACGTGGCGATTATAAAGATCGTGAAGTATACAAACCCATTTTTCGTCAAGAACCTGGAGCAATATAATTATAATAAATAATTTTTAATATTATCTATTATGGTTTTCGCAATCTTTCGTGTTTTCCCATTGGATGTCTCAATTACTTTGTCGTTCAATATATCTGGATTCTCTTTCAAAGCATCTAAAAATGAACGAAAATCTACATGTCCGTCCATTAATGATTTTGAAACATTTGCGCTAATACCTGGTATTTGACACAACATAATATGTCCTATATTTTCTTTCGTAATATTGTCTTTTTTCGTTTTTTTAACAACATTCGCATATTCTATTGCGGACACGGTAGATGGATTGGATACATTGGCGTTATGAGAAGACAATTGAGAACTCTCTGTATTATCATTACGCAGATACCAATAATAAGGAGCTTTTCCTTTGACTAAATTCTTATCAATCTTTTCACTCATTTGTATAATAAATTTCATAGTGCCGTGTATGTCTTTTGTGTTGAAAACCGAGAACCCTTTGTATAATAATAATGAAATCATAGAATTATATGTTAATTTCTGTTCTACACCATTTACGCTTTGTAAATCACCTTCAATTAAATAAATAATATTGTGATTATGTAATTCACATGAATGTTCTAGACGATATGATTGTTCGTTATAACGTCCGTCTTTGATAGATGCTAATAAATCTTTTATTGTTTTACGTTCAATAATAACTAATGGTGTAGAGTTTTCGGATGTTAAATGAATATCCCCTAATAATAAATTCTCTTTTTCTAAATTGGAAGAATACATTTTACCCATCATAAATGACTCCATCAAATTATATAAATCATGTTCTCGATAATCAATAATAATTCTCATTTTCAATATAATAAAATAGTATTTCTTATTATATTGATATTACCCTAATAATATATTTACATCCATTGCATGGGACGAACGCCAATAGGACGTGAAGGACGTGTTGTTGAAGATACGGGTAATTTAAGAAGAGATAATTTTTGTGTTGTACCATTCAAAGCAACTTGAGACCACATGGAGCGACCATCAGTGCGTGATGGAAGACCGGCTTTTTTGTTACCTCCGCTTGTTGAACGGTTAGTAATACTTGCCATTGAGCTTGTTTTTTTACTTCCACTTAAGACCATTTTTATATATTAAGCAAATATTTTTTTTTACACCTTCGGACATTAAAAACATTACATGTATAAAATAAAAATTGAATGAATATAATAATATTGTAATCATTATAAATAAGTGATGTCAACATTTACACAGAATCAAACGGATGAAGATATTACGATTATCAAAGATGAAAATGGTAATGAAAAATTATATTTTGATCCATATAATCCCCTAAATAATGAAATAACTGAAGCCGACGTATATACCATTTTAAAAAAATACAATATCAATGTTGAAATAAAAAACTTTAATTTATTTAAACGTGCATTCATACATCGTTCATATACACGTCGTCCAGACAAAGAAAATGAAGAAAACAATATAATTATAGCAGAAAAACCAAATAATTGTTTACCATTACACACTAAATCAAATGAGCGATTAGAATTTTTAGGAGATGGAGTATTGGAATGTATAACAAAATATTGTTTATATAAGCGATTTCCAAAAGAGAATGAAGGATTTATGACAGAGAAAAAAATAGCATTAGTAAAAAATGAGTCGATTGGAAAATTAGCATTTGATATGGGATTACATCGCTGGTATATAATGTCAAAACACAGTGAAAGTAAACAAACACGTACAAATTTAAAGAAATTAGGTTGTTTATTTGAAGCCTTTTTGGGTGCCTTATTTTTAGACAGTAATAAAATAGATACAACAGGTGAAAAAGAATGGACGAGTGCGTTTATAACCGGACCTGGGTTTCAAGTAGCACAAAACTTTGTTGAAAATGTATATGAAAAACATGTAGACTGGATTGCGTTGATTAAGAATGATGAAAATTATAAAAATATTTTACAAGTATTAATACAAAAAGAATTTAAAGTAACTCCCCATTACAATGAGATACGTGAGTATGATGTGGATAGAGGATATCATATGGGAGTATATTTATGTTTAGGACAATCATTTCATGACTTGAAACATTTTCAAGCAATTCCTGTTAAAAATATAAAGAAATACCAGGATATACATGATGTTATGAGTGAAGACAATAAAATATTTGTATTTTTAGGTGAGGGACAGCATAAAATAAAGAAAAAGGCGGAACAAATTGCGTGTAAAGAGGCATTGGATAATATTAGTAAATTTGGATAAAATACAATATCAATATAAATTATATTATTATTGTATATACATAATGAATATTATTGATACATTAAAGAAAAAACCAGTTCCAAAGGGAAAAAAAATGTTTAAGATTTTTTTTGGTAAGAAAGAAGAAGAAAATGTGAAAAATATTGAAGACGTAGAAAAATCCAATGAAATTCCCATTGAAAAAGAGGAAGAAAAAGAAGAAAAAGAAGAAAAAGAAGAAAAAACAGTAATGGGTCCAGATATTATTGACAAGCGTGGAAAAGTATCAATTAATAGGGATGAAATAATGGAACGTTTAAAAAAATTTAAAACAAAAACCATGGTCGTACAAGAAGAAAAAGATGAAACAACAAACGCAATAGTAACCGATGTAATGAAAGATGAAACATCTGATATCGTTGTTGAAAAAGCAGAACCTATTGTAATAGAACCAAGAGTTGACGAAGAAACACGGGAAGATGATGCCGAAGAAAAAAAGATTGAAGAAAAGACAGATAAAAAAGACGCTGATACAGAGGTTGATGATACAGAGGTTGATGATACAGAGGTTGCTGATACAGACGATGAAATAAAAATATCAGAAATGCCAGTAGTGGATGTTTCGGTAAAAAAACGCGGAAGAAAACCCAAGGAGGGTGTTTTCGATCAACAATTAATTAATTCTGGTATTGAAAAATTCAAAAAGAATATGCCACAAATTGGAGACAAAATATTAGTAAAATCGTCTTCATATTACATGAATAATCGTAAAATTTTTGTCAAAAAAATAAATGAATTGTTTAAGGATTATTTGAAGGAAATACAATCATCTGAAAGTGGTATTAGTTGTAATTCGAGTGCGAATGAGGAATTCAGTTTATTAACACATCAAAAAATAGTTCGTGATTATTTAAATATATACACACCTTATCGTGGATTATTATTATATCACGGTTTAGGTAGTGGTAAAACATGTTCTTCTATTGCTCTTGCGGAAGGTATGAAAAGTGATAAAAAGATTGTTGTAATGACACCAGCGTCATTAAAGATGAATTTTTTTAGTGAATTAAAGAAATGTGGTGATTTGTTATTTAAAAAGAATCAATATTGGGAATTTGTATCTATCGATGGAAAACCAGAATATGTCGAAATACTTCATAAAACAATGTCAATTTCCAAAGAATATATTCGTAAACGCGGTGGTTGTTGGATGGTAAATGTTAAAAAAGAGCCAAATTTTCCTACATTAACTACAGAACAGCAAAAAGAGATTGATTTACAATTAAATGAAATGATACGAGTTAAATATTTGGATTTGAATTATAATGGTCTTACAAAAAAGGCAATGGTTAAATTAACTGGAAATGATAGTCGTAACCCATTTGATAATTGTGTTTTGATAATTGACGAAGCGCATAATTTCGTGAGTCGTATTGTAAATAAACTGAAGAATAAAAAATCAACATCATATAAATTATATGAATACATAATGAATGCTACTAATGCAAAAGTCATTTTATTATCAGGAACTCCAATTATCAACTATCCAAATGAAATTAGTATTTTGTTTAACATGTTACGTGGGTATATTAAATCATGGACGTTTAATATCAAAGTAAAAAGCGATGCAAAAATAAACAAAGATGCTATTTTGGAAATGTTTGACAAAGAAGGATTCAATACATTTGATTTTATTGAATATAGTGGTAATAAATTACAAATTACACGTAATCCATTTGGTTTTATAAATACAAAGAAACGTGGTATTTTACGTGGTACAAAAAAAGTCAAAGGTGGTGATGAAAAAGAGGAAGATGATAAAAAGGAAAACATCAATGAGGAAGACGTAAATGAAGAAAATGTAGACCTATCTGAAACAGAATTACAAGATGATGGAGATTTTGAAGAAAAAGGAATTCCAGAACAGAGTGAAGAAACCACAGATGAAGATATCAGTGAAGAAGAATTAAATCAAGAAACTGAAGATGGTGAAGTTCCAGACGAGGATGAGGATGAAGTTCCAGATGAGGACGAGGAAGAAGATGAAAATTTGGCGGAAAAACAAAAAGAAATTGCTGATAAGCAACAAAGTACTATTGCTGAATTGAAGGACAAGGTCACTCGTATGGAAGAAGAATTGGTTTCTATTCAAGAGAAGAACAAAATATTAGAAAAGGCATTAGTAGATAAAACAGTTGAAGCTCATGTTTCTGAATTATCTGATACACCTACTGAAGAAAAAGAAACAGAATTCGAATCAGATGAAGTTGATATGGAGCCATCTGACGATATAGAAGAAGAAAAGGAAGAAGAAAAGGAAGAAGAGGAAGAAGAATCCGATTCAGAAGATGCTGAAAAAGAAGAAAAAGACACTACTGACGATGATATTGAAACATTAAAGGGTAATATTCGTGGTTTAGAATATGATATTTACAGTATTAAAAAGAGAAATGATGAATTAGAAGAACAATTGAAAGAACAACAAGAAAAACAAGATACATCAAAAAATTACAATGTTGCTGCGATTATTGATAAACAATATAATCAAGAACAAATGATAGAAGAACAAAAGAAGATAATAGAAACACAACGCGAAGAATTTGATAAATTAAAATTAGAATTAGATGAATTAAAAGGACAATATGATAAATTGGACGAAAACGATGAAATACGTAAAGAAAGAATAGAAATGCAAAAAGAACAAGAAAAAGAATTACAAAAACAAATTAAGGAAATGGAAAAAATAAATCAAGAACAAGAGAAAAAATTGGAAGATATGGTCCAGGATACCAAGGAAAAGGATACCAAGGAAAAGGATAACAAGGAAAAGGATACCAAGGAAAAGGATAACAAGGAAAAGGATAACAAGGAAAAGGATACCAAGGAAAAGGAAGAAGATAAATTGGATGCCGCAACAGAAGAGGAAAGTTTATATGGGCGTTTTGAAAAAGGTATAGACACAGCACGTGATTATATTAGCAAACAATTAGGAATCGGAGATAGTGGTATTGTAGGTGGTGCTAGAAAAACAAAGAAGGCAAATCGTCCAAAAACGAATACACAGAAATCCTCTAATAAACGAAAGACGCAAAAAGTTCAAAAAATAAACATCATACCTAAAATAGAATACAAAGAAGAAGAAATAGAAGATGAAGCATCAGCTAGAATGTATTACCAAATGGGTAATAATCAAATATATAACCCTTATTATGGAGGTAATGGGGCATTGTTTGATAAATACAACGGTGTTAAATTGGATAGCACTGGAAACATTAGCGATGATGAATTTATGAATTTAGTAATCAAAATATTAAAGAAAAATAAATTAGAAGTAAATGAATCAAATATACAAATTGATAATTATAAGTCGTTACCAGATAATCCAGTTACTTTTAATGAGTTATTTATAAGCGAAGGTAGTTCTGAACTTAAAAATGTGAATTTATTTAAACGACGCATATTGGGTTTAACATCATATTTCAGAAGCGCACAGGAACAATTGATGCCGTCAATTGTAAAAACGGGTGATAATGAAAATATTTTTATAGTGAAAACACCTATGAGCGATCACCAATTTTCAGAATATCAAGCAATTCGTAAGAAGGAAGCAGAAGAGGAAAAACGAAACAAGAAAAATAAAGGAAAAGAAGGAATGGTAGACAAAGATGGTGAAAGTATTTATAATTTTTCTTCTACCTATAAGATTTTTTCTCGTGCTGCTTGTAATTTTGCATTTCCAGAAGATATTGAACGTCCAAAACCATCTATGGATAGTAAAGGCGAAGTTAGTGAAGATAATTTTGATGGTGTTAAAAAGAAAGAAATCATGAATCGTGATGATTATAATCCAGAAGATGATGAAGATATTACAGAAGATATGAATTATCAAAAACGATTAACAAAATCATTGAAAGAGTTAGGTAAAAAGAATAAACAAGGTAGTTATGTCTATTTGAATGTGGATTCTTTGAAACAATATAGTCCGAAATTTTTAGCATTATTATCCAATATAAATCATCCAGAGAACACAGGAATGCACTTAATATATAGTCAATTTAGAACTTTGGAAGGTATTGGGATTTTAAAAATGATATTAAATGCGAATGGATATGCGGAATTCAAAATTAAAAAGAATACAGCAACAGGGAAATGGACGATCGTTCAAAATATTGGTGATGAAGAAAAATCCAAATATGTCTTATATACTGGTTCAGAAACTGCTGAAGAAAAGGAAATAATTCGTAATATCTATAATAGTAATTGGAAATTGGTTCCCGAATCCATTGTTTCACAAATAGAAAAAAGATCAAAACATAATCATAATGGAGAAATAATAAAGATCTTTATGATTACCGCATCTGGTGCTGAAGGTATTAGTTTAAAAAATACACGATTCGTCCATATTGTAGAACCATATTGGCATATGGTAAGAACAGATCAAGTAATTGGACGTGCACGTCGTATATGTAGTCACGAGGATTTACCCAAATCATTACGAACAGTAAAGGTATATTTGTATTTGGCAACATTAACAGAAGAACAAAGTACAAGTGATAAAAATACAGAATTACGTATTCGTGATACTAGTAAAATTGACGGTGTTACTCCAGTGACAACGGATGAAATGTTATATGAAATATCTTACTTGAAGAATAATATCAACAAACAAATATTAAATGCTGTAAAATCGACATCTTTTGATTGTAATTTATATGCCACAAAGAGAAATGAAGATGAAGCAGTTGCTTGTTACAATTTTGGAAAAGTGGAGTCCAATGATTATACCGGTCATCCCAATATAGATGTTGATAAAACATACAAAGATGAATTAAATATCAAGAAGATTACGTGGAAAGCACAACAGATAACATATAGAAGAAAGGATTACGCATTAAATACAGAGACAAATGAAATTTATGACATGGAGAGTTACAATAATGCGGTAGAAGGATTGGGTGATTTAATAAAAGTCGGGCAATTAGAAACAGACAGTAAAGGTAAACCCAAATTCGTTTTTAATAAATAAATATCCCAATGAATTAGCACATATGCAATGATATATTATGGAAATATGATATCATTGATAAATATAATCCACAAACAAGCAAAATAACAAGAAAAAAGGGGGTGGTTGGAATGTAATGTTTGATATTATTGTAAACTCATTATGATGTAAATTCGTCGTTAATCAACTCTTGTTTTTTATTTGATATTTGTAATATTTTTTGATCTGACGATTGTAAAGTGATTTTTTTGGTTGTCATTTGTGGACCTATAAATTCATTAATACATCGGATAGTATCATGTGATATGTTGTGATGTTTCAAAGAATCTACAATAGTATTCGATAAATTGTTATAATAGTTAGACTGTAGTTCATCCATAATAAAACGATATACTGTTACTGTTTTTGTTTGTCCTTTTCTGTAACAACGTCCAATGGCTTGTTCCTCCTTGGCCGGATTAACACAAGGTGTAATAAAGTATATTTCATTATATTGTTGAAGATTAAGACCTTCACAACACATTGATAATTGTAGAAATAGTATTTTGGGACGTTCATCCTTGGAATTTATAGAATTCATTCTATGTTTTTGAGAAACCTTACCACTCATACTAATAATTTCTGGATCATAATCAAAGTGCGTATTATTCAAATAATTAATTAATAATCTGATATGATATTGTATTGCGTGTAATTCGCTATGATAATTATAAAATATGATGCGATTATTAGTGGGCTCATTTTTAATACTGCTTGTTAATGTTTTTATGAATCCGCGTATTTTTGATGACATGCCATAATTTTTACTATTTACGAGTGTATTCGCACTTCGTGAAAGGATATCTGCGCCTTTATTTTTTCCAAAAGAACTATTAAAGAATGTTTTCAACATGCATGGATGTATACATGAATGATGTTCTCGAACATATTTTGCTATAGTACCAAAACGATAAACTGTTTCATTATCAGAAACCGTGTCCGTTATAGTATTTCTAGATACAACTTCATTATTGTGGAGTTGAATGGCTAATGCGAATTCTTCTGATGATTTGTCCCAATCAAGTGTTATTGTATTTTTTACAAGTTTTGGCATTGGTATTCCAACACTTGTTTTTGTTCTGAATAATAATTTTTCATTTTTAATAGTATCATAATATGTCGTAATAAATGATGTTTCCATTCCGAGCAACTTATACAAAGAATACAAATCAGACTTACGATTATTTATGGGAGTTCCTGTCAAACACCACACACTTAATTTCGGAACAGCATTTCTATTTAAATGACATAATGTATTCGCATAATCAAAATGTTTTGATTTATAATTACGAATATGGTGTGCTTCGTCAAATATAATACGATTCCAGAAGTTCGGTCCAGTCGAATGTAAATTATTGTATATTAAATCTTTCACTAGAGCATAAGACGTAATAACAATAGGCGACTGTTTAATCTGTTCGAGAGTAATATTCTTTCTTTTAGCTCCATAAAATATAAGTGGTTCAACATAACAGCATTTCAAAATGGACTCTTTCCATTGTGAAATTAAAATAGGAGGAAGGACAATTAATGTATGTGGCACAATACGAGTAGATAAAAGAGATAATGTAGTAATCGTTTTACCTAAACCCATTTCATCTGCATAAATACCTCCGCGATGATCGTTGAAAAGTGTATCATCGGTATTTATTTCCTCGTTCTTAATACACCAATCGAGGGCAACTTGTTGATATTTGTGAACTTCTACATTAGAATGTTTAATGAAAACATCGTAATTAGAGGAATATTTCGTTAAATATTGTAGCATGATTGTTTTTACGTAGTTAATAATACATCTGTTTAATGTTTCATTAAAGGGCTTGTCTTGTTCAATTTTCAGCATTTTCGTGATGAAAAATATATTGGAAAAACAAAATAAATAAAGATCATTAATTAGTGTATTATGAGTACTAACGAATTACATATAGATCCATCATTGTTAAACAAGCCAGTCCAAATGTATAAACCAACCGTGATATTCTGTATTCCCGGTAATCATTTTTCAAATAAATTTTTTGAATCATGGACGTTGACGATTATGAATATTTCACATAAATATAATATCATATTATCAAATCAGTATTCATCACAAGTGAATTTTGCGCGTGCGTTGTGTTTAGGAGCGAATGTATTAGATGGACCCGATCAAAAACCTTTTGGTAACGGGAAACATAAATATGATGTTATAATGTGGTTAGACAGTGACATGGTATTTATGCCACAAATGATAGATATATTAATAGAGAAATGCATCAAACAATATAAAGTTGTATCTGGAATTTATGCGATGGACGGAGGTCAGCAATTATGTTGTGTAAAAAATTGGGATGAAGATTATTATAAGAAAAATGGTACGTTTCAATTTCTCTCTGTAAAGGAAGGGGCTGAATTAGTAAAAACTAATAAAAATATGTTAGAATGTGCGTATGTAGGAATGGGATGTATGGCGATGAGATATGGTGTCCTAGAAGATACACGTTTTAAGTATCCGTGGTTTTTTAGAAATATTACATCATTTAATGACGACGGAAAAATAATAACAGATGGTACAAGTGAAGACGTCAGCTTCATTCGTAACATGATTGACAGTGGTATTATTACCGGAGTGATGGTAGACTTGTCATTGCGTTTCGGACATGAAAAATCAGTTGTTTATTAAAATTACTTAAAATCAGATACGATATGGAACCTATCAGAAAGCCGTATCGCGCCCATTTCTTACTTTCTTTCATTACGATAGAATAATGATGAAAATTTTTGTCATTACTTACATGACGACGTTTTTGTAAATACAAATTTGTCATTATTCCTAAATAAGATGTTGTTATTCCAACCATTGTCATATGAAACAAATTTCTATACATTACAATAATTCTAATGTATAGTTTTTCCTAAATTATTTTTCAACAAATATATATTTGGAATAATTTTCAGCAAATAAATATATGTAAAATTATTGATTATGTGTTTATGATAAATTACACAAAAGACAATATAAAACGAACGAACATATATTATTTATAAATCTTTGGAAAATGAACGAAGAGAATAATGTATTGACAATTAAGACAGTTCAAATACAACCAATTCGTAACATGATAACTGCTATTAAAGACATATTAACAGATGCGACAATTACATTCACTAAAAATGGATTATCAATTTGCGACTTTGATAAAACACAAACAATATTAGTAAATGTTATATTGGAAGCGTATAAATTTGAGTCATTTTCATGTGAACCTAATCAAATTATAGTATGTGCGAATACTTCACAATTATTTAAGTTGATTACAACCATGTCGAATGATGATACTTTATCCATATATATTGATAAAGACGATTACAATGAAGGAGTTGTAACACATCTTGGTTTACAATATGATAACAGTCAGATACGTCAATGCTCTACACAGAAATTACGTTTAATAGATCCAAATACCGACAATGAAGATTTTCCTGAAAATTTGGAATATTCAACCGTCATAAATTTACCAACAAGTGATTTTCAAAAAATTATTCGTGACATGAATGGAATATCTGATCGTATAGAAATCAAGTCTGTTGGGAATGACATTATATTTTCATGTGAAGGTTCATTTGCAAAATCGAAAATTTATCGTTCCGAATCAGATGGAAATATGGAATTCATTCAAAAATCTGAAGAGAGTATAGTAATACAAGGTGAATATTCACTTAAAAGTTTGAGTCATTTTATAAAATGCACTCCATTATGTAGTCATTTAGAAATGTATTTGGGGAATGATTTACCATTAATTATTAAATATGATGTTGCTTCATTGGGTGAAATTAAATTATGTTTGTCATCATTACCACCAATGGTATAAATGATTGTAAATACGAGAAAAAATAAATTAGTTGTGTAATAAACTAATTTATTGGAAATAAAATTTGTCTAGTAATTTTTACTAAATAGTAATATATTTTTCATTATGAGGTATAACTTTCCCTGCAATATCCGTCATTTCAAGATTTTTGATAAGACAATAAACAATTTTCAAATTCTTCTGATTTGCATATTTTGAGTGTATTTTACAACATAAAGTACCTTGTTTGATAATTTTACGTAGTATTTTTTTATCCGTAATGCATAATTCCGATAAATTACAAACAACATGTGCTGACGGATATTCTGACACATGAAACCACATGTCATCATCCGCCGATTTATCGATTAGTTCTTTATTATCCTGCTGTGTAGAACCAATATAGAAAGTGATTTCTATATCGTTCACTTTTGTAAACCACTTTTTCATAAATAGTAAAAATAATTTAAATGTATTATATAATAATAAAAAATGAATTCACAAACATCCTATTCAATTTTCCCATTGATACTCTTGATTATAATTGTTATTGCTATTTTAGTGTAAAATTAATCTTCTGGTTCATGTTTTTTAAATAGACATTCATAACTAGATTGTTCGTCCATTATATCATTAAACACAGAACTATCTTGATATTTATCAGTATCCATCCATACTTTAATGATACAAAAATTGCGTTTAGGTGATACAGTAATTCCATTAATATGTTTATTAACATTTTCGGTTGTACTAAACGACTCTCCCGTAACATATTTAAATAATTTATTCCAACAATTTGCGACATTTTTATTATGTATTTTATATGAAAAACAACCACCATTTCTATTCCGCGGGTCTTCCCATCTTGGTGTGATACCATCCCGCATTAAAAATAACATACATCCTTTAATTACATTTATATTAATTGCTCTTATAATAGCTAAAGCGTCCTCCATTTTATTAATTCCCTTCATAATTGGCTTATAACTTCGTAAATCCCAGTTTGGGTCGGTTGGTAAATGGTAATACATATCCCATTTATCATTTAAAGAATGCGTTGGGGATTTATCATTATGGTTTTCACTGTGATTTGCCATAATTTCCTCCCTTATATAGTATTTATATTTATATTTTTTTATATACCTTATAAACAATCAATTTTTATTATCTCATGTTAGTGTTATTTATTCCTCATTTGTCTCCTCTACCTGATTTGTATCCTTCGCTACCACCTTCGCATCATTCTTCGTATCTATAATTTCAAATGAATTCTTGTTTATTTTCATATATTTATGATAGGTTAATTCAATAATATTCAAATCACTATCCATTATATTTATTTTGTAATTCTCGTCAAATACATATTTTTTACTTTGATGTTCCAAAATATATTTAACAAATGTTGGTAAAAACAACTCATTACCAATAATAAAATATTCGTTATCTAATTCAAAAGATATTGGTTGTTTCATATCTTCATGTGTATATTCAATGGATAATAAACTGGCTTCGGATTTCACAATATCAGAAATTGTAAAAACATCCATATTGTCGTTCATTTTTTTCACAATAATATTATTATGCAGTCGCATCATATAAATACTATCATTTACTATTCCGTACATTTTCATGTCATTTAAAATAGTTTTAGACATTTCCAAAGACTGTTTGATATCATTATCATCATGAAAGTGTTTAATATTATATTTATGTGCTTCATTCAACCATCTTCCATTTTGTAAAAATACAATTTTACTTATCCAATGGTAATATTTATTTTTCGTAGTGTTGTATTTTTTCACAATAATATTATAATTATCATTTTTATAACTAGAAATAACACCATACCAGTTTATATCTTTAGGAAAGTCACAGCGGATATTATTAATATCGCACCATATCATGGAACCATAATAATAAGTAATATCGACAGTTTGTTCTACAAATTTAAAATTAGTATATAGATATTTACATGCTTCCAAACAACTGTCGACAGCCTTTATACAAAAAATTAACGCTTTCGAGAATAATGATTTAAAACCAATCGTATTCATAATTATTATTAATATGTGTGTATTTTTTATATATCTTATATAAATTGTTATTATACTATTATGAAATATGATAAAGGTTTATTCATATTTAGACGTGATTTAAGAATTTACGATAATACAACGCTTATAAAAGCGTCGGATATGTGTAAAGAAATTATATGTTGTTTTATATTTACACCGGCTCAAGTAACTTCCGAAAATAAATACAAATCAGAAAACGCAATACAATTTATGATTGAAACACTGAATGATTTAAAACATGAATTAAAGAAACATGATTGTGAATTACAAACGTTTTTTGGAACCAATACGGAAGTTCTCAATTCTATATTTAAACAAAATAAAATAGATGGTTGTTTTTTTAATATAGATTATTCGCCCTATGCTTTAAAACGCGATGAGGAAGTACGAACAATATGTAATAAATATAAAGTATCGTGTATATGCGAACATGACTATTATCTATATAAACCAGGTTCTATTAAAACGGGTACAGGTGGGTTTTATAAAAAATACACACCATTTTATAATACTGCTATTGATAAGAAGGTAAAACCTATTGACTCACAGAAAATAACGAATTTTTCAAAGACATTATTGAAAGGTATGAAATCTCAAGAAATAACATTGGATTTAGCTTTTAAACGATTTACACAAATGAATGAAAATATATTGGTTCGTGGTGGACGTGGATTCGGATTAAAGCGTCTATCAGCAGCATTAAAAGAACAAAATAAATATAGAGAAAAACGAGATTTATTGATATATAATACTACTTTTTTATCAGCTCATATAAAATTTGGTAATATATCCATAAGAGAAGTATTTCATTCTGTAAAAAACCGATATGGAAAACAACATGGAATTATAAGTGAATTAATTTGGCGTGAATTTTTCGCTCATTTATTATATAATTTTCCTGAAGTAGTAGGACAGTCATATAATGAAAAATATCGTAAAATAAAATGGCGAAAGAGTATGCGTGATTTTACAGCATGGAAAATGGGCCAAACAGGTTTTCCAGTAGTTGATGCTGGTATGAGACAAATGAATGAAACTGGATACATGCATAATCGTTGTAGAATGATATGTGCGACATTTTTAATCAAGATTTTGTTATTAGATTGGAGATTGGGCGAACAATATTTTGCGGAGAAACTAACTGATTATGATATTGCTTCAAATAATGGAAATTGGCAAGGAATAAGTGGAACAGGTGTAGACATGAAACCCTATTTTAGAACGATGAATCCTTGGATACAAAGTAAGAAATTTGATCCGAATTGTGAGTACATTAAAAAGTGGGTTCCCGAATTATCTGATATAGAACCAAAAGATATTCATGAATGGTATGATAAATGGGATAAACATAAGATATATATAAAACCAATAGCGGATTACAAGGAAAGAACGGAGATGATGATGGAATTATACAAGAGTGTGTAAAAAATTAAATCTTAATAGATTGTATATAAATGAATTATCAGGAAATAAATAGTGCATATAATAATAAAAAACCACAATATTTAGGATATGAAACTGATGAAAAGATAAATAATTTTTTCTCAAAACCGGTAGTCAATCATTATCTTGAAGAAACAAATGGAGAACACGTAAGTAGTAGTTGGAAATATAGAAAACACATGATGACACATTCTCAATCCATTAAGAAACGTAATTTGCGTGAAGCAAAGAGTTACAGTGGACGTTATATTCCCCAAGAATATAATTTTCCAGTTATAGAAAGTGATTTGAAAGAAAATTATATGCGAAAATATGAAATGGATACACGTAAATTTGCTCCAAATGTATTTATTGAAAAAAAGAATTAGAATAATATATTTTATTGTTATATTAAGGATTATAACAATATGAAAATGCTTAGTTTTGATGTTGGAATAAAAAATATGGCATATTGTTTATTTGATGTATCTGATAATGTATTGAATAATCCAAAAACAGCAGGATTAGATATTGGGTTCGCAATAAAACAATGGGATGTAATAAATTTAATTGCTGATGTAAATAACAATGTATCACGGAAATGTGGATGCACTTTGAAAAATGGAAAGATATGTAATAAAAAAGCATATTTTCAGAAGGACATGAGTTATTACTGCAAAAAGCATAGTACAGAAGACGGTCATTGGTTACCGAGTAAAGAATATAATAAAACGGGATTGATAAAAAAGACTACAGATGAACTATTAAAGTTATGTCGTAATAGTTTTTTAACACCAACAAAGAAGACAAAACAAAATTATATTAATACATTAATGGAATTTTATAAAAATAAAGTTCTCGATCCTATAAATACAAAAGTAAAAAAGTGTGATGAATATGATTTGATTGATTTAGGACGAAAATTAAAAGTTGCTTGTAATTTGGAATTCAATACAGATGAAATAGATATTGTGTTAATTGAGAACCAGATAAGTCCAATAGCAAATCGTATGAAAACATTACAGGGTATGTTATCACAATATTTTATTATGAAAAACGATGATATTAAAATAGTATTTGTAAGTTCACAAAATAAATTGAAATTTTTTGATAAACAAATAATTAAAAGTATGGATACAAATGTAGCTAATAATGTTGATGTAGGTGATGAGGTGGATAAAAACGACAATAATAGTTCAAAGAAATACAAAGAAAATAAGAAAAACGGCGTATTTTATTGTAAACATTTATTGAAAAATAAATATGATTCTAATAAAGATTGGATCACAAAGATGGATACAAAGAAAAATGATGATTTAGCAGACGCCTTTTTACAAGGTATATGGTATTTAGAAAAATGATTTAATGCGTAAAAGATATAAATATAACTTCTTGAATTAGATAAATGGAAGTAGACATTGGTTTTGATAATGCGGAACCTTTTAATATAGATTTTAATGAAGGTCCGAAACACGAATCTTCGTCATCTAATTTAGGGGTCGGTATAGAGTTATTAATGAACGATAAAAAAATGCCTACCAGCGGAAGTGACGTAGATATTGGCGATTTAAATAAATTAGAAAATGAGTTAAACGATTTAAGTGGAATGGATAATTCCAATCCATCTGGTGGACCAGGATTGACGTTTGACATACCTATATCTAAAAGTGGCGGAGAAAATATCGATTTGTCTGGTTTTGATGTAGAAGAAGATAAAAATGATTCCAAGTTAGGTACAGCAACAATAGAAAGTATTGGTAACAATACGGGTTTTATGAAGCCTGCAAGTGAAGAATTCATGAGATCGGTTTCAGCACCCAGAATGACTGATCGTGAAATGCGTCGTAAAAAACGTATCATGTTGAAAAAGATGGAAGATTGGCATGATAAAGGATTATTGAAAGGTCGTTTTGAAATGAATATGGATACTTCTTTTGAAGAGATTGAAGACGAATATGAAACTGTGTTGGAAGAAAAACGTAAAAAAGATAGTATAAAATTACAGGGATGGTGGTTTATGACTGCGATTAACTCCATTGAATACGCAAATGCTGCTTTTAATCCATTTGATTTGAATTTGGATGGTTGGGGAGAACAAGTGAATGAGGATATTGATAGTTACGAAGAAATATTCGGAGAGTTGCATGAAAAATATAAGGGAGGTAAAATGGCACCTGAATTATCCTTATTATTGCGTTTAGGTTTTAGTGCGGCAGTTGTTAATTTCACAAATAAAGCATTATCAAGTGCTACACCTGGATTCAATGATGTAATTAAACAAAACCCAGATTTGATGAAGGCTTTCAGTGAAGCTACAGTCAATACAATGAGTCAAAATTCACCTGGATTTGCTTTTGCTAATAATATGATGCAAGAACAAGAAATGCGTCCACGTGGACCTCCACCACCCGCTCCACAAGAAACCAAATCCCTTAAAACCGAACCTCCAATGAAATCTCGACCTGATATGCGTGCTGCAATCAATGAACGTGGTGTTGAATTGGATGGAGCACAAAGTCTAAATAATCAACAAAGAAGTGCTCGTCCAGAAATGCGTGGACCCAAGAATGATGATATTGACAATATATTAGCTGGATTGAAAACTAAATCAATTAATATCCAAAATAATGACAAAGATGATTCTGTAATAAGTGCCAATTCAATTGGTAACTTTTCTACAAATAGTAAAACGCCAAAACGTACTCAAAAAAGAAAACAAAAATCGGATAAAAATACTATTTCTTTAGATATTTAATTTTGAACGGGTTCAATAAATATAATAATACAAAAATCAATATAAATAGAATGTAAATAAATATATTGTATGACAGTTTGTCCGAGTGGTTAAGGAGACGGACTTGAAATCCGTTGGGAAATTCCCGCACAGGTTCAAATCCTGTAGCTGTCGTCAGGAGGGCATGTAGCTCAGGGGTAGAGCGCGCGCTTAGCATGCGCGAGGTCGTAGGTTCGAATCCTACCTTGTCCATTATAGCAGGCATAGTTTAGTGGTTAGAACACAACGTTAACACCGTTGAGATCCGAGTTCAACTCTCGGTGCTTGTAGTTAAAAATAATTAATATATTTTTTTATAAATTATTTTATGTCGCAATAGCTCAGTTGGGAGAGCGTAAGACTGAAGATCTTAAGGTCACTGGTTCGATCCCGGTTTGCGACACGTGAAAATCGTATAGTGGTGAGTACGTCTCGTTGTGGCCGAGAAAACCAGGGTTCGATTCCCTGTTTTCACAATTTTAGGCAATTTGGCGGAGTGGTTAACGCGGTGCCCTGCTAAGGCATTGTCCTTTGGACGCGTAGGTTCGAATCCTACAGTTGTCGTTATTTTGTAATACAATACAATATGTATTATATTACATTTACACTTTGAATATGTATTTATTCATGTGATTCTAATAAAGAAATTGCATCGTTTTTCTTCATTTTAGAAACACTTGATGCTAATCCTTTTGATTTAACTAAAGCACGTAATTCAGTTAAGTTCATTTTTGAATAATCTGTCGTGTTAATTTGATCCAATGTCATGGCAACATTTGATGATGTCACAGATATTTGTTCGCTTTGAATTGTGTCATTATCCTCATCCTCCTCATCCTCCTCATCCTCCTCATCCTCTTCATCCTCATCTTCCTCATCCTCTTCCTCGTCATCATTCTCTCCATCATCCTCTTCCTCGTTATCATTCTCTCCATCATCCTCTTCCTCTTCACCCTCCTGATCCTCGTTATCTTCCTCTATAGATTGCATTAAACCTTCGGCGTCCTCTTCCAGTTCATTTTCTTGAGCGAATTGATTACCTCCATGGTAAAATGAATCAAACTGATGTTGTTCGTTGTATAATATTTCTTCTTGTGGATTATTTTCCAACATACTTAATTTTTGAACGACATTATTTACAATTTCTAATAGAGTTTTATTACTATTTTCAAGTGTTGTTAAACGTTGTCTAAAATTATATATCAACATCAATACTAAAATACAACATATTAATAAACTTGCAACAAAAAAAGTATTCATGAAACTTAATACACTAGTCATTATATAGAAAAATGTATATTATATAATCTAGATCTAAACGATTGTTTAAGTTATTTTATAATCTATTTAGTTATAGAATAATTATGTAATGAAATATTATAATAGTAAAATGGAAAACATTTCAAATATGTTGGATGTAAATGATTCAAAAAATTGGCTAATATTATTATTGATAATAATAATCTTTTTTTCATTATTCGGAATAAATATTGTTATACTGATTGGTAATATTTTACAGAGCATTTTAGAAATAATAATGCCATTATTCAGGCAAATATTATCTATTATTGGCATTTCTACAGGGAAATTATTAAATACAACCGCGGATGTAGTAGGAGATACTGCTAAATTTACAGTAGACATCGCTGAAGGTTCCGTTCAATCTGTTGGAACTTTATTACAAAAAGCAGGAGCACAGGGTCTCGCCGGTAATCCCAATTTCAATTTATCCAATATAACAGATTCAGCAAAACCATATAGTGGTCCAACAATGACAGGTCAATCACAAAAATCAGGATGGTGTCTTGTTGGCGATTATCAAGGTCGTCGTGGATGTATTGAAATATCTGAATCAGACAATTGTTTAAGCGGTCAAGTATTCCCTAATCAACAAATGTGTTTAAACCCTACAATGTCATCCAATATGGGCCAAGTTCAACAATCACAACAATATAACCAACCAAGGTAAACAAATACCAAATTCAGATGTAAAATGACAGATTCAAATTGATATACATTATTTTGATACATATCAATCCATTATTTTTAACATATTGTACCATCGTCATACTGTAATAGATAACGATTTCCCATAAATCCATGATTGTAACAATATATAGAAACCTTATCGAAATCACGAATAACATCTATTTTGATCGAACCATACATAAAAATATAATCTCCATTCTCTGGATCACCTACACCCAAATCCACAGTTTCAGGTCCTAATTGATACGTTTCATTATCATATCGTGTATAATCACTTGTATATCCAGTATATCCATAGTTGTTATTGTTTTCATATAGTATATTATAATTATTTTCCCCATTGATTGGAATAAAGTTATTACTATTTAATATTGCTATCGGATGTGTTTTGGGAATATTTACCAAATAATATGTTCCAATTTTTAATTTGTAATAAACGAGTGGATTATATATTACATCAGCAACATTGAATACATTATTTTCAAAAACTGTATTTTTCAATATATATACATTTTGATATGCCAACAAATCCGGATTATAATATTTATTTACATCGACATAAACATATTGACTTAAACATATATTTTGACTTACATCTATATTTGCTGGTGTTTCATCTGGTGTAATTAATGTATATTCATATTCCTTATTATAATAATAAGTATCAACAATTTGTGATGTTTTTTTTGAACTATCAAACCCATCAACAGAATATTCTTGAAATGTAGATGGAACTGGATTAATGGACGCAAAATTACAATTCTCCGATGTCGTTTGAGAATCTTCTACATTTACTAATAAACCATATGATGTTGTAAAATCTGTAGATAATGCGTTTATAGTTTCATCTATATTAATTGTAAAATGAATATCATAAATCAATTGTCCCTCTGTATTTAATTCAAATGGACCGACAACTATATTTTGCAAATAATGTATACCAGTAAAACTAGTAACATCTTCAGTATACGTAAAGGAAACATCCATAACAATTGTTTGTGATTGCAAAGTAACATTAGGTGATGTATGTGTTTCTTCGTCTGAAACGTTGTAATTATAATACACATCACATTTTATATCTTTTATTGTAAATGATGGAGAATTTGCACCTGTAAATGACAAATGATCACCATAACTTAAACTGGAATTATTAACAATCCCATTTACATATAATGATATTGGTATATTAAATGTAAAAAATCCCAATTTATCAATAGGTTTTTCACTGTATAAATAATATACAAATGTATTCGTATGATCGGGTACGAAAAAATTAGTATTTGAATTCACTAATATATTATAATCATTTACATCATTCAAAATACCATAATTGTTATATATTTTATAATTATACAGCGGAATTGTTGGATCTTCATATAATAACATTGAACCAGGAACATCTGAATTGGAGGAAGGTCGTGGCGTTCTATCCAAAGGACAACTATAATCAATAAAACTTTTTTTCAAATAAGATTGATAAATATCTAAATTACGATTATAAAAATATTGAAATATTCTTCCATAATTTTGTTTTGTTGTTATATTTTGAACTAATTTCTTCCATAATTGCTTCTGTGTATCATTGTTTATTTTATTGTTGGATTTATTATTAGAATACTTTAAAATTTCTACTTTTCTTCTCATATCTAGTTGCGTTTTTGTTAATGATGTATTTTCATATGGACTAATTAATTCATTTCGTGATTTTGGAATAAAAAGTAATTGTCTTCTTTTTCGTTGACTGCAATAATTAATTAAAGTTTCATCATCATATATATTTGTCATTTATATATAATGTAAATATAATGCTATAATACTTTGGATTTATAGTTTTGATGTGTACCATAAATTAGATAAGTATCCATAATAACTAGTACCAGCAGCACCTTCAGCATATTCACTTGTTTCTAAATTAGGTCCATTATTTACTATGCTATTTATCTCAAACACATTCAATGCACGACTAAAATATCTTAAATCAGATAATTTACCTGAAAATCCACCATTTTGGTTCACCATAACATCTTGATAATTTTGTTTTGGTACATGGTCTAAAACAACACGTCCAGATATTGTACCATTAACATATGTATCCAATACTGTGTTTTTCATACGAATAACAACATGGACCCAATTTTTAATTGGGATATTATCAATATCTAATTCTGTATTGACATCGTTGTATTTTACAGTACTCATTACTATATGTAAATTATTATTAGCAGGTCCTAAATATAAACCCGGGGAATTGTTGACATTTGCAACAGATGTAGTTGTTGAAAAATCTGTTGAACCCTTGCTAAATATGTGTTGATATTTATTTACGTCGTTACCAACATCATTTAAATATAACCACAAACTCCATGTAAATTCTAATCCTTCCGATTCATTGTTGGAACGATAAATAGGTACAGAATTTGCGTCTTTTGGATCTTGACTAATAATAACTGATTCCGATCCATTGATTAAACCACGAATGACATAAGGGTCTTCACTTGAGGAGGTAAAATATATCAATAATGATATTCCGATACGTAATAAAAACATAAAAAGGATAATTACCAATAATAAAAACGAAAACTTTGCAACAATTGTATTTGATTGCAAATAGGTTGTAGAAGCTTCATCAACATCTTTTGAAAATGATTCTATACCTTCGTTTAATTGGTCTTTTGATTGTGTAATTGTATCGGCAACAGTTTCATATCCTTGTTTAAATGTTTCAGAGATTTGTTCTCCATAATTAGGTTGATTTTGAGACATATTACTTATATATTATAGCATTATATAAGTAATTTCCTAAAATAGTTTAAATTTTGCGTGTTCTAGGTTATCTTTAAATACTGAAACATCTACACCATATGCGGGCATTATTCCTGTACGTCCATTACCTTTCATGTATTGATCGTATACTGTTTGAGGATTTAAAGGATGAGTCCAACGTTTAAAACGAGTAATATAAGCATCCATTATACCACAAGTTACAGTTGACGATGTAGGGGTTGCAGTTGTTGAACCTGGTGTAGTACCATCACCTACAGTAGATGTTCTTTGTGAACGAACCATTTTACCATCAATATAAGCATCGACAATATCATTATCAACGCTTACCACAAGATGAACCCATTTTTGAATAGGGAAATTGTCTGTAATCGTAACTTTTGTCGTTGAACCATCCTCTAATGGTGTTTCATAGACTAATGTAGGTGTTAATTTTTCTAAATATAGTCTAGCTTCTCCTTCTCCTTCTCCATCTCCTACCTTATAAATATATTTTTTACCACTTGTTTCCCAATTGTTTACAAATACCCATATACCATAAGCATAACGACGTGTTGTTGGCATACTAATTCCACTTATTGTGAGTTTTCCAGTCGAAATTGATTTATAGTCAGATAATTTTGATGATGTATCATACCAATAAATGTATATTAAATATATAATAACAGCAATAGCTATTCCTAAAAAGACAAATGTGGGGTTCATTTACTATATATATAGTATTCATAAAATTATAGGTACGGAGGATTCATTTTTGAGAAAAAATTATACATATAAGTAATTTGTGATTTTGTTAATGGTTCATTGTGATATTTAATATTACTAATAGATCCTTTTAAACCATTATTATCACCTATACTAAATGTATCCGTCACTAAATATTGTGGCATTTTTTGTAATACATGTGTTTTTACTAATTTACCGTTTACAAATACATCTACCGTATTACCATTATAATTGAATACGAAATTATTCCATTTTTGAAGAGGTAATGTTATTTCAAATTGTTCCAAATCATTTTCGTCATTCGGTACATTTGAAAACACAACAATAAAACTGTATGGAGATTTTTCATCACGAAGTATTTTCGGATCACTTAATGTATTTGTTTGATTTATTTCATTATTTTTGAACTTTAACATTGGTTTCGCATTATAATTGAATATTTCTGAACCATTTTTATATGAACTATTCGCGTTTGATTCGGGATTAATATACACCCACATACTAATTCCATACTTTGTTCTAAATGTAATTGGTTCATTGTCATTGTTAATCAAAGCGATATCTTGTGAATTATGAATGTTTCTCTTTTTTTCTAAAAACATGGATTCTTTTAATAATTCAGTACCATTTACAGTCATTGCTTTATTTATATAAGGAGGCAAATATATCAATCCCAATATCAATAATATCTCTATACCAAGTAATACATATACATCTTTTGTAGTTGCTTTAAATTCCTTCAATAAATAACGTACTAAATCATTAATCATACAAGGAATATAAAAAATCAAATAGGATATGAATCCAACAACCCCATCCAAAGAACGCAAATAATTACCTATAAATGAAAATGTTATTGATAAACCTATTATCACAGCAAATAATACCATTATGTAAAACACATATTTGGCTAATTCAAAATTATAATCGGATAAATCAATATAATTATAAACTAAATATATTCCAAACATTAGACCTAAAGCATACATCCCAAATCGTAATGAATCATTATCAATTGTGCTTGTTCGTTTATTTATTGTAGAATAGGTAAAATAAAGAGGAATAATTATTATAGCAAAGTAAATAAATATATCACTCATCCTGTATAATGCATTAGGGTTTGTATTTGCATAAAATAATACAATAGATGAAAATATGATTATTGATAATAATAAAACATAATTTATAATTGTATTACGATATGATGTATTTGTAAACAATAAATCACTATATTTACTAAAAAAATCTGTAATATTACTAAACATCGTATATAGTAATATTACATATTCTCCATGGCTGTTTTTTTACCATGACATTCTCTACACAACGCCACTAAATTATCGACGTGATTAGAACCGCCATATTCTAAACGGACTTTATGATCTACCTCAAACCATGCTGTCAATTGTTTTTGACAATCACCACATACCCATCCTTGATTAGATGCGACGTATTTTTTTTTCGTCTCACTAACTGAACGTTTGGTACCTTTTTTACCTGATCTCAATATTGTATTTTCAGATTGCATGTGACGATCATTTCCACCAATATTAGAATTATCAGTAAAATTCAAAAATGGACTGATGATATTTTTGGCATCTTTATCAACGGGCATGTATTTTAAATACTCATTGGATGCTTTCATTATATTAGACGCATTTGTCGGATCCTTTTTAATTAACCAATATAACAGATAGGCTGCAAAAGTAACACCTGCCATTTTATAATACTTTTGCCAAGACATTAACGTTTTTAAATATTTTCCATCAGTATGGATATTATAAATAATTAATGATGTAATGATTAAAAAATACAATTCTATTCTCATTTATATTATTATTATATTTTTTCGTCTACCTGTTCGCATATCATTGTTTCATAAGAAAATACAGGAATATTACTAAAATTACAATGTAGACCAAGTAAATATAGTGTTTTTTTAAATTCATTTTTTTCATTGCTTTTGCGGTTGCGGATTCGTATTGCAACATATATTCAATTCGTGCCTGTTTTTGACTAATTTGTTTTTTACCTAATTTTATATTTATTTTATTGTGTATAAAGTGGACCCATTTTTGAAAATTTTTCGCTGTATTTAAATAGGGTGATACTGGATATTTATCCAATAAATCATTGAAATTTTTTGCCATGGTTTCATCGGGAATAAACAAAGGAAAATTCATTATTAAATCATAATATTTCTTTTTAGTAACATCATTTGCGTTTTGGGGATAATTATATGATATTGTATGTAAAAAAAACCAATAATGAGGACCCCATATTTGTGAATTCATGATTATATATTTTATAGATATATTGAAATGTTTATCATAACATAAAGATTATATTACATATAATACTAACGATGACAGAACAATATTGTAATAATTGTGGAAAGCAAGGGCATTTATATCATCAATGTAAATTACCCATTACTAGTAATGGTATAATCGCATTTAGAATTAATGACAATAAAGTAGAATACTTAATGATATGTAGAAAAGACAGTTTGGGTTATATTGATATGATACGTGGAAAATATAATATAAATGACGAATATTATATGTTAAGTATGATAGACCAAATGTCTATAAAAGAGAAAATTAACATATTACGAAATGATTTTGACACATTATGGAACAATTTATGGGGTCACAATAATGTAAAAAAATACAAAAATGAGTATGAAATTTCAAAAAACAAATTTGAAACTTTAAAATCCGGTGTTGTTATAAATGATGAAACCGTTTCATTTGCAACAATTATAAAAAAATCTAAAACAAAATGGACCACGCCGGAGTGGGGGTTTCCAAAGGGCCGGCGAAATTTCCAAGAGAATGATTATAATTGTGCTATTCGTGAGTTTTGTGAAGAAACGGGATATAATTCATCATATTTGCGAAATATAGAAAACATATTTCCAATGGAAGAAATTTTTACTGGTTCTAATCATAAATCATACAAACATAAGTATTTTTTGTCATACATAGAATATGAAATTAGCAATAATGAATTTAAACACCAGAAAAGTGAAGTAAGTGATGTGAAATGGTTATGTTATGACGAAGCTATTAATTTAATTCGTGATTACAATTTAGAAAAAAAGAAAATACTTGCTAATATAGATAATATATTAAAAACATATAGATTATTCCAATTGTAAAATATATTTTTGTATTATATATGAATAATACAAAACAAAAAATTTGTCCTGAAGAAAAAGAATTTAATCCAAATACAAAGCGTTGTGTTAAGAAATGTAAGGACGGTTTTGAAAGAGACGAAAATTTTAAATGTGTAAAAATTATAAAACCAGAAGAAAAAGCAGAAGAAAAAGCAAAAGATAAAGAAGAAGAAAAAGCAAAAGATAAAGAAGAAGAAAAATCAAAAGAAAAAGCAGAAGAAAAATCAGAATCTTCAATATATCAGCCGGTAGATGCTAATGTAAATACTCCAAATCCTATTTTAAACACGATTCTAGGTATAAGTTCTCCACAACCCGTAGATGAAACCAATGAAATGGCAGAAGAAACATCTAAAAACCAAATCATTAATACAAAAGATCTTTTAAAACAAGCTGAAACTCAAATACAAAAATACAAACAAAAAAGAACTATTGAATTGAATAATGATTACAAAGAACAAAAAATAGAGTTAGAAAAGTTGAATAAAGAGTTAGAAGAATTGAAAGATTTAAACGATATGAATAAATCATTAGACACAATTAACGAAAAAATTAAAACAAATTATTCATTAGAAGATGTTATCTATAATAAAAATGGTTTAATTAATACAGAAATATATATGAATTTTAAAAGACACTTTTTAATAGATATATTTTCTATTCTTGATTTACATGTTAATAAAACAGACAAGATAATAAAAATTGTTGGAAAACAAGGTATTAATAAATATCGAAAAATAGATGAAATAATAGATAGAATTCTTTTTTTACAACGAAAATTGTTTAAAAGGAAAATGACAGAATACAAAACAAAAAATGACGATGTAGATGAAACAAGTGATGACGATGTAAATGAAACAAGTGATGACGATGTAAATGAAACAAGTGATAACAAAAAACATGAAACAACGGAAGAAGCATTAAAAATAATATTTAAAGAACCAACAAAACCTATTAATATTGATAATACAAAAATTAAAAAGGGACGTCCAATTACACGTTATAAATTACGACATTTCATTATTAAAGAAACAGATCAAGATAATAATGCACTTACTTTACAAGATGTAGTTTATGATAAAAATAAAAAGTTATTAAAGAGTCAATATGAAATAATCGACATTTCTGATTTACGCAAAATTTATTGCTTACTGAAAATAAACTCAAAATGTAAGCATAAATTAGGAAATGATTTAAATAAAAATGATATTATAAATAAAATAATAATACTTCAAGGAAAAATCAGTGATGACAATGACGATGATGGCGATGACAATGACGATGACAATATCAACGTCATAAAGACAGAAAAATCATTACAACCAATAGATGCTGTAAATGCAAATAAAATGTTAAACAAAAAACAGAACAAATTTAATGTATTAAATAAAATACCATTATCAATCATTTCCAAAAAGGAGGATGATGAAAAAAATGAATTGGAAGCATTAATTAAATACCAAAAACAAAATGAATTTTTAACCGAAATTGAAAAAACAGAATACAATGACAATAATGAAAATGATAATTATCCCAATTTATATCCAAATTTAAATGATCCAAATTTTAGTTCAAAAATATCATTGTTTAATGAATTTCAAAGTACAAAATATGATGGTAAAATTGGACCTATCGAAAAATTAGCAAATAATGTTTGTAATGCTGATTTTGAATTAATGCCGCATCAAATGTTCGTAAAAAATTTCTTATCTGAAAACACTCCATACAATGGATTATTACTGTATCATGGTGTTGGTACAGGTAAAACATGTAGTGCGATTGGTATTTCCGAAGAACAACGAAAATACAATATTCAGAATAATATTAGCCAAAAAATAATTATTGTTGCATCACCAAACGTTCAAACTAATTTTTATAGCCAATTATTTGATGAGAAAAAACTAAAGAAGGATGGTGAACAATGGAATCTTAATACATGTGTTGGTAAAATGCTATTACAAGAAATAAATCCTGCTAATGTAAATGGAATGGATAAAGCAAATATTATTAACTTAATGAAGAATTTAATTAGAAAACATTATATTTTTATGGGCTACATTGAATTTGGACGTTATATTAGTAAACGCATTGATGTAAGTGAATTAAACGCAGATGAAGAAACAAAAGAAATATTAAAAAAACGAAGAATTAATAAATATTTTGATAATCGATTAATTATTATTGATGAAGTTCATAATATACGTATATCTGATGACAACAGTAACAAACAAGTAGCAAAATTACTTACAGAAGTTGCCAAAAAGAGTATGAATATGAAATTGTTATTATTATCCGCTACACCCATGTATAACTCATATAGTGAGATTATATGGATCATCAATTTATTAAATATAAATGATAATAGAAGTACTATAAAAACAAATCGTGTTTTCGACAAAGATGGAAATTTCATAGAAAAAGGAGATGAAAATAGTGAAAGCGGTCTTGAATTATTACAACGAAAAATGATCGGTTATGTTTCTTATATTCGTGGTGAGAATCCTTATGCTTTCCCATTTAGAATTTATCCCGAAACATTTTCACCCGAACATTCTATAGCAAATGTTTCTATTCCCAAAAAACAGTTTACAGGAATAGAAATTGAGAACCCAATGGAACACATTTCAGTATATAACACTAATATGGGTATTTTTCAATTAAATGCGTTCAAAAAAATGATGGAAGAATTACCGGAAAAAACGAACACTACTTTTAAGAATAAAAAAATAGAAGATATGGAAAATATTGGATATACGATGCTTCAAAAACCTATACAAGCAACAACTATATTATTTCCCACAAATGATGACACAGATTATGGTTTAGGTAAAGAAGGTTTCACATCATTGATGAAATTTCGTACAACAACATCTCCAAAACCAATGAAATTCGATTATGAATATAAACCCGAAACACTCAAAAATCACGGTAGAATATTCCAAATTGATAATATCAAGAAGTATAGTGGTAAATTACATTCCATAGCAAATTGTATAATGAAATCAACCGGTATTGTAATGATATATTCGCAATATATTGAAGGTACCATTATTCCTATATGTTTAATGTTGGAAGAAATGGGTTTAAAACGTTTTAATAGTAGTAAGATACAAACTAATTCTTTGTTTAAGGATAATGATATTCCAGCGATTGATTATAAAGAAATGAAACCAAAAAATAAAATGACAGATTCAACTGTTTTTTCAGCTGCAAGATATTGTATAATTACTGGAGATTCTCATTTCTCACATAATAATAATGAAGATATTAAAACCATAGTTGATGAAAATAATAAATACGGCGAATTAGTAAAAGTTGTCATTATATCACGTGCTGCGGCCGAAGGTATTGATTTTAAATACATTCGTCAAGTTCATATTGTTGATCCATGGTTTAATATGAATCGTGCCGAACAAATAATAGGACGTGCTGTGCGTAACAGAAGTCATTGTTTGTTGCCATTTAAAGAAAGAAATGTGGAAATATATCTTCATACCTCACAGGATAAATCACTTAAATATGAAACACCAGATATGTATTTGTATCGTTTCGCAGAAAACAAAGCGAAATTAATAGGAAATGTTACACGTATAATGAAATCTATATCTGTGGACTGTAATTTAAATATATCTCAAACAAATTTCAGCATTGACAAAATAAATGCAATTTCGGAAAACAAAAATACGATTATAACATTATCTACAAAGGGAAATGTTGAATATAAGATAGGTGATAAACCATTTACTGAAATATGTGATTACAAAGATAATTGTGAATATACTTGTTTTTCAACAAAACCGGTTCCCGATAAAATAAAACATACAACATATAATAAATCGTTCGCATTATCTGTATACTCGATTATAGTGAATCGTATTAAACAATTATATCGTAGTCATTTCATTTATAAACAAAATGATTTAATTAAAGAAATAAATGTCACATATGATTATCCGAACGAACAAATATTTTATGTTTTATATAACATAGTGAATAATAAGAGCGAAGTTATTATTGATAAATACGGTAGACAAGGACATTTAATTAATAAACAAGATTATTATGCGTTCCAACCAAATGATATTGTCGATGAAGATATTTCTGTATTTGAACGCAGTGTTCCTGTGGATTATAAACGCAACCATATTAAAATGGACGGAAATATTATTGATGAAGTTAAAATAGAAAAAGACGTTTCAAAAACACCTGATTTTGTTGCTATTATAGATAAATTATTAGAAGCTACATCACTTATAGATAAACCGACTGAAAATTACACTATTAAAAATACGCATCCTTGGTACAAGCATGTTACCAGTAAAAATTTTCAAATATTGATAATGAATAAACAGGGTATGCCAAAAGATAAATATACAACTTATATTATTCATCATTTTATGGATACCCAGGGTCATAACGAAAAAGTAGTGTTATTTAACACATTATATTATCGTAAACCAATCAATAAAAATGAAGAAAAAATATCTGAATATTTTGATAAATTGATTATTGATTTTAAAGGTAAAAAATATATTGTCTTTGCAAATGACAAAGAAGAAAAACATGTTATATTTAATATTGGAGCGAATAAATTACATGAAGCTAGTCAACTGGAATACGATAATTTAAAAGTTCCATTATTTAATAAATTTGCTGTTGACAAAAAAGACCTATGGCAAAACATTGGATATTTTGCTGGATTCAAAGGACGTGGTAATAAATTAAAAATTAGAAATATATATGATAAATCATCACATAGCAAAGGTATTGTTTGTAATACCGGTTTAAATGCGAAAGACATTATTTTACGTCTTTCTTGTATTTTAAACGGAAATGATTGTAAAACACCATTACGAGATACATTTAACGATTATAATAATCTTTATAAAGAAGGTCTTGATTCATCTGTTTTTCAAATTGTTAAAAATAAAAAGGATTTAGAAAAAGCCAATCAGGTAACAGATAAAAATATATCATTAACATTGGAAGAAATATTACTTAAAACAGGTCTATGTTTGTTAACTGAATTTACTATGCGTTATTTAGATGAAATAAAATATAGAGGCAAACGATATTTCTTTTCAACAGAAGAAGCATTAATATCCCAAATAAGTAAAATATAATATAGCATATTAATATATAATTAATATGTCATCAATCAGAAGTAAAACTCCCAGTAAAACTCCCAGTAAAACTCAAAGTAAACGTCGCATTGGTAAATCTCTTACTAAAAAAAGCAGACGTAGAGGTACAGGATTATTCAGTATAATTAGACAAAAAATAAGAACAAATCCTATCGACAAAATAGCAAAATATACAAAATTGACACCTCAACTAGTAAAGTTGTCACTTCAATTTACAACTAGCGTAATGCACCATAGTATTACTTCAAGAATTAAATCTGAATACAGAAATTTAATGAATTCAAAATCTGATATGGATTTTTTCCATAAATTGGGATTAATTGTTTTGGACGATAGAAACCCTAGAATGAGAAAACATCAAAAAAAACTCCAAGAAATAATTAAAAATTCCAGACGCAAATCACCCAAATCACCCAGCAAATCAAAAAGTATTCGTGGTGGTTATGGAGAATTGGTAGCATATACTATTGGTGAAACAACTGGATTTAATGTTGCTATGTTTGGTACAATGTTTTATATTGGGTTACAATCATTAATGGTTGGGTTTACAGTATCTTCAGTTATGGAAACCGTAAAAGATCCAGAATTACCATTATACCACTTGTCTGATACAACAGTAGGTTTGTCTGAACGAGTTAGTGAGGCGATGGATATCCATGAAATATGTAAGAATGAACCCAAGATATCCATTCTAAAAACATTGGAACATATTCTTCCTGCAAACACAGAAACACAGACCGCCGTTCAAATGGTAAACTATTTCAATTGTTTCAAAACGCAAAAAGAAGAAAAAGATTTCCTCGATTGGTTCGAAGCGAATTATGGTGATGTAAAAAAATTCAAAGATGAAGAAACAAAACTAAAGACCTCCTTTGAAAATGATATCAAAAATCATTTACAAGAATCTAAAGCATTGGTTCCTTATAAATCCGAAGCAAAAGTAGGAGATGCTTCTGATATTATACAAACAGAAGCCGAGATGGGTTTAGTTGTATATGATACTGTTCGTAACGAATTACAACGAGATGGTATATTTGAAATAAATGATGAAGGAGAAGTAAGAATGATGGATAGACCAAAAGGTTTGTCAAAGGATGATCTTGTCTCACATCTTGATAAACAAATTGGAAAATTGGATAATTTTATCAAAAAAATAGATGATGGCACAATAGAAAAAGAGGTTGAAGACAAAATGAATGTTTCAAAAGAAACTGACGAATCATCCAAAACATTGGCGTCATCATTATATAATTTATATACTGAAAACAAAGATTATGTTATGAAGGCACTCGCAATTGCTACCTTTTCAACAAATCCTGTTTCTAAAGCATTATTTGAAATGAAAGTATCAATGATAAAAGCACGTGGAGAAATGAATAGTATGAAACTAGATTTAGAAAAAGAAAAATCATCAATTGAAATGAATGTAGATCTATTTTTAGCTCAATTGGAACATTTGTATACAACAGCAAATGGTATTTTTTCAAAAATCATTCATATTGGTAGTTCTTTTACATTACTATTTGGTATGCGAGCACTTAAATCGTATAAAGTTTTATTCCAAGGTAACAGAATGGTAGGTTTTGATGTTCGTGACGGAAATGGTCCACAAGATGCCATTGTCAGATTTAATGGACGCCGCGCTATTGAAAACTAAAAATTGAATAATATTTATATAAATATATATATTATATTAAGGACATATGACAATGGAAAAAAATGATGACAAGATATATAGTGTTTTCATCAGCACATTACTAGAAAAAAAAGTATATTTACACATTAATGAAATAGGTAAACGTATAAAGGAAAATTTGGAAAAAAAATTATCATATGATTTGGAAAATAAGTGTATAAAGGAAGGAATTATACAAAATGGCTCAATTAAAATTATTAACTATACTAGTGGAAATGTAATGGGTGAAAAAATATGCTTCCATTGTGTATTAGAATGCTATGTATGTAATCCCGTTGAAGGGTCTATTGTCGAATGCGATGTTAAAACCATTACAAAAGCCGGTATTCATTGCGAACATGTTGACAATTTTAGTGATACTGTACCACTACACGTATTTATCGCACGCGATCATAATATCAATAATGATAAATACAACAATATTAACGAAAAAGATAAAATAAAATGTAAAATAATTGGTACACGTTATGAATTAAATGATCCGTATATTACATGCATTGCTACTATGTAAATATACCACTCTATTTACACTCGCACATACTCTC